CCCTTGCAGCTCGCCACCGGCGCGCAGGGTTCCGGGGTGCTCGCGACGCCGTCGCAGTCGATGTTCCAGACCGCGCAGATTGCCATCCGCATGACCGCGAATGTCAGTTGGGCGATGCGGCGCAGCGGCATGGTGCAGTTCATCGGCACCGGCATCAACTGGGGGCCGTAAGCACATTGACGACAGGGCGGGGTTTATCCCCGCCCGCTACTTCAGGAGGATTCAATGGCTGATCCAACGCCGACGCAAGCCGAGGCCGACGCGCTGCAACACCAAGTGCTGGGGATCGACCCTACGCATCTCCCGCCTTCGGTCGTCGATGTGCCGGCGGTCGGCGGCGGCGGGCCGCCGGGTTCGACACTCTCTTGCACGATGGGCAATTGGAATGGCGAGCCGGCCGGCTATGCCTACAGTTGGCGCGCCGGCAACGCCAATCTCGGGAGCGGCGAGACCTATGTTGTCACCGAGGAGGATGTCGGCCGCGAGATCTGTTGTCTCGTCACCGCGAGCAATGCCTACGGCTCGACGATGGCGCCGCCCTCGAACAAGGTGACGGTAGCGGCGGGCGGAACGCTGGCGGCGCGGCGCGGCGCGGAGAAAGAGGAGAGCAAGGATGAAGTCCGACCCGCGCGAGGCCGATAAGGAAGCAGAGGCGATGGCGAAGAAGGCTTCGGACTCCCTCAGCGCCGAATGGAAGAGCCTGCTCGCGGCAGTGGCGGCCGAGCGCACTCTGACGTTTGGACCGAACAAGGGCAAAATCACGATGCCGGGCAAGGCCAAGCGGAAAACGCGCGACATGAAGCCCGAGACACGCACCGGGTATAAGACCCGCTGATGGCGAACTGGCTCGCCAAGTTGCCGTGGGGCAAGCGGGCGGTTGAAGGGCAATATCGGCCAGGCCCGTATTACCTGACCCAAGGACAAAATACCGGCTGGCTGAGTGCGAGCGCGGGCCGATACTGGAACTGGTGGCAAAGCGGCCACAACCTCCAGCCTTTCGGCTCGCAGAGCGCGATGCTGGAAGCGTGCGTCTCGGCCTATTCGCAGACCGTGGCGATGTGCCCCGGCGATCACTGGCGCAAGCTCGACAATGGCGGACGCGAGCGCGTCGCCAACTCGGCGTTAACGCGGATAATGAAGTCGCCGAACGACTATCAGAACATCAGCGATTTCCTGATGAACCTGACCCGGCGGCTTTACGAGCGCGGCGAGAGCTTTGCCGTCGCCGAGCGCAACAACCGATTCGAGATCACCGCGTTGCACCTGATGCGCGACGGCTGGCCTTCGATCTCCCCCGAGGATGGCTCGATCCATTATTCGCTCGCCGGCAACGAGGTCGCGGCGGCGCGGTTCGATCTGACGACGGGGATTCCGGCACGCGACGTGCTGCACGTCCGTCTGCATACGCCGCGGCATCCGTTGCGCGGCGAGAGCCCGATCCTCTCGGCGGCGCTCGACCTGGCGATGTCGAGCCTGGCGCGGCAGCAGCAGGTGAACTTTTACGGCAACCAGTCCCGGCCGAGTTTCCTTTTGACCACCGATGTGGTGATGCCGCGCGAGAAGGCGAAGGAGTTGCGCGACTGGTGGAACGAGCAGTCGCAGAGCGAGAACGTCGGCGGCACGCCGATTCTGACCAGCGGGCTCAAGGCGCAGCCGATCGAGACATCGGCGATCGACGCGCAGCTCGCCGAGATGCTGCGGATGTCCGACGAGAAGATCGCGCTGGCGATGCGGATACCGCTTCAGATCCTCGGCATCGGCGGTACGACCTTCGCCAATACCGAACTGCTGATGCAGTCGTGGATCGCCTCGGGGCTCGGCTTCACGCTCAACCACATCGAAGAAGCATTCGGCGCCTTGTTCGGGCTGCGCGGCATGCCCGACGAATACCTTGAACTGGATACCCGCGCATTGCTGCGCAGCGCCTATCGCGAACGCATCGAAGGGCTGGCGCGCGGCGTCATCAGCGGCATTTACTCGCCGGACGAGGCGCGGGCCGAGGAGGATCTGCCGGCGGTGCCCGGTGGTTTCGGGAAGCAGCCACGCGTGCAGCAGCAAGTGGTGCCGCTGTCCTACGGCGTCGATCTGAAACCGCCTGACCCGCAGGCCGCAAACCAGCCACAGCCCGCGAGCAATACCAATCCTGCCGATGATGGGAGTGGTGATGCTGGCGACAACCCAGGGAAAATCTACCGTGCAGCGCGCCGCCGCCTCGCCGCTTGACTCGCTCGCGGCAGAGATTGCCGCCGACGTTGACGCGATCGAACGTGAGTTGCGCTTGCAGCTATCGGCCGCACTGGCCGAGATCCGCGAGGCGCGCGCCGCACTGCGGGCCGACCGTGCCGAAGTTGAGTTGCACATCGAGCGCGTCATCATCGAAAAGCTTGCCACACTACAGGATGGCCCGCCGGGGCCGCAGGGCGCGCGTGGGGAGAGGGGAGAGCCGGGGGAGGCTATCACCGGGCCGCCGGGCGTCGAGGGCATTCCTGGGCCGCCAGGCGCCACCGGAGAGCCTGGTGCCGATGGGCGCACGATGGCGTTCCGGGGCGCATGGAAGGCCGCCAGCGCATATGAAGCCCTCGACGTGGCAATGGTGGACGGTTCGTCGTTTGTTGCGCTGTGCGACGCCCCTGGGCCGTGTCCGGGCGAGAACTGGCGACTGATCGCCGCGCACGGCAAAGCGGGGCTGCCGGGACCGGCCGGGCCGACGGGCGAGCGCGGCTGGCCGGGACCGCCCGGCCCCGCGCCGGCGGCGCTGGAGGTCAACGATGACGGCGTGCTGACGCTGCGCCTCGGCGATGGCTCGGCGCTGACCTGTGATTTCTACCCGCTGCTGTCGGAGGCGGTGCGGCGGTGAATCATTACCGCATCACGCAGGTTGTGACGCCGGCGACGAGCCTCGCGCTGGTGAGCCTCGACGACGCCAAGGCGGCGCTCGGGATCGATCCGGCGGACACTTCGCAGGATGCCGCCTTAGCGCGGCAGATCGACGCCACGTCGACGGCGATCAACAATTGGTGTGACCGCATCTTTGTGGTGCAGACATATCGGGATCAGCTTCGCAATGCCTGCGGCTATTTCGGCGAGCCGCTGGTGACGCGGCAATACCCGATCGTGGTCGCGGACGAGGTGCCGCTGGTCGTCACCGAGGATGGCGCGACGCTCGATCCGGCGCTCATGGAGGTTTACCCGGAAATCGGGAGGCTTTACCGGCTCGACGGCGCATCCACCGCACCGAGTGCGTGGTCGGCGCCGCTGATCGTGGTGGAGTACACCGCGGGGTTCGCGGAGATCCCGGCCGACGTTGAGGGCGCGTGCCTCGAATGGCTGACGGCGCGGTGGTACGGGATGGGGCGTGATCCGGCGCTGCGCAGCGAAACCATCCCCGACGTGATCTCGCAGACCTGGTCGACCGACACCAGCGCGACTGCAACGGCGGTGCCGCCTGGCGTGCGCGACTGGCTCGCGCCTTACAAGCTGTGGTCGGCGTGAGAGCCGAGCAGATGATCGCACGGCTCGATGCGGCGATTGCGCAGACCGGCGAGAGCGTCACCTTGCAGCACACCGCGGTGGATAGCGCGACCGGTGGCGTCAGCGTCATCGCAGAAGTGACTTGCCCGGCGCAGATCCGCTCCTATGCGCCGCAAGACCTCGAAGCTGGCGATGTACAGGATATTCGCGTCATTCTTAGCCCCAACGGACTCGGGAGCTTCGGTCTCCCGAGCCGTGACGACCGCATCCTGATCAACGCCAACCCGTCGAACATCGAACAGATCGGCCCACTCTACTACGGCGGGCAGCTCGTCCGCGTGAACCTGCTCTGTCGAGGCTAGAATGATCATCGAAATCCTTTTCGTGGTCGTCATGTTTTTGTGGTTCTTGACGATCTTGCCGTTCCCGCCACTCGCGCCGTTCTCTTCATCGAACGTCTTTTTCGCCTTCGCCGCGGTGCTGTTGCTCGGCTTGTTCATCTTCCTGCCGGGCATAAGAGGCTGACGATTGACCGATCAGCGCGAGGCGATCCTGTCGCGGCTGGTGGCGGTGTGCGGCGAGGTCGAGGGCATCAACGCGGTCGGCCGCAACACCCTCGATGTCTCCGAGATGCTGCGCCCGGCGGTGATCGTGCTCGACGGCTCGGAACAGATCGCCACGGCGGCGCTCACCGATTACCGCGCGCCGACCGTGACGAAGCGGCAGATCATGCAGCTCGTACCGCAGATCATCATCGCCCTGCGCGGCAATACCGGCGCCGAGGGCGGCACGCTGCTGACGCTCTACCGCAACCGGGTGCTGTCGGGGATCCTCAACGACGCGGCGCTGCAAGCCAGCGTCACCAGCAACGGCGGCATCCGTTACACCGGCTGCGTGGTGCCGCCGCCCGACGCCGAGGGCCGAGAGTTCCGCATCGATCTCAATCT